TACGGAGTTTAATACCGGCCTCTTCTAGATCACCCGATTCGGATAATTCAAGTAGATGTCCTAGAGCTTTCTGCGCCCATTCTCCAATCAAATCGGCAGTAGGTAAGAAAACAACAGAGATAACATTGGCTACGTCCCCAAGGTTTTCCTTAATACCAGTTAGAGTGGTAGCGAATTTCTCTGCGGCAGGTCCGAAGTCTCGTTCGGCTACAGTCATAATAGCATTACCGAAATCTTCCCAAGTGACTTTACCCTGCTTTAGTAACTTGTTGAAGTCTAGATGAGTTTTGATATTAGTTTCCGTTACCCGCGCCACCTCTTGCAGCACCGCCGCGAGATCATAACCCACCATGCCCATTTCTCGGAAGTCTCGTTGCATTAACTGACCCTGAGTTTGTAGCTGGAGAAGGTTGAAACTTAGACGATTGGCCTGTTCGCGAGTTAGACCAAGGCCAGCCGCGGTATTCAATAGAGCCTTGGTTAGACCCATTGACATATCTTTTCCCCACCCGAACGCGAGGGCGAGTTTATACATATTAGCAGTTGCTTGAATTGAGTATGGAGATAAAAGACCGAACCGCTGGATTTCCTTCATCAATTCGGCGGCGGGTGCGGCGGCAGCGGCGAAGTAATCACCAGCATGAGCTACTTCATCCCCCAAATTACCAGCTTCCGTAGCAGCCTTAGCTAATTCACGAGATAATAGCACTTGGATAGAAAGTGCTAATCGCTGCATCTCCGCAGTAGCACCTACAAGAGTACCTATAAATCGTTTTACCGCAGCTACAGCGGCTAAGAATAGACGGGACAGCAAAATGCCGGAGGCTATTTGTCCAATCTTAGACAAAGCACTACCGGCTCCATGTAGTCCTGATTTAGTTTGTCGTAGCGCGCGCATAGCACCCGAAGCATCGCCTCGGATACGGAGCAAGGCGCTTGCTAACGTTGGCGCAGCCATTTATTTCTACCTCTAGGTATGCAGATTTGATGCCTTACCTTCACCGTCAAGAACGGCTAGGATTTCTACGACTTCAGGAAAAGTTAACTCGTCCATCGCAGAAGGCATCACTCCAAATTTTTCGGCCAGTAGCACCTTAATTGCTATCCAAGGAAGTGGATTTTCGTTATTGCTAAAACGTATAGCAGTAAAGACAGTCTTACTCAGCTTCCTTGATACTTTTAAACGCGCTGGCAAGTACGGCAGAAAACGCCTGCTGTAACTCCACGAAATCCAGCATACCTAACTGTCGAATATTGGCCTCACTGATTTTTACTTCAAAAGGCCAATGCTTCAGAGATTTGACCACGAGCTTAATAGAATGAGCTTCCTGTTCTATTGGCTCCATGAGGTCCAACTGCTGAATCTCATCATAAGTAATAGCATTCAGATCAAACTCAAAACGTTCCTTTTCTTCGCTCATTTTAGAGCCTCCATCCTATGTTTAGTATACCGAAGTACCACTATAAAGGAGAGCGCCGTTCTTCTGGAACGAAATGCGGTAAGCAACCGTATCGGAATACGGATACTCAACACTGATTGATTTCACAATCGCGGGGAAACCACGCTTCGGTTTACCAACCGTTGTCCCTTGCGGGGCATAAACCAGTGTGCCGCTAGTTCCTTCAGGTAATGCAGCTTCGAAATTTGTACCACCTATACCAGCCTGATCCATGACTTCGATTTCTGCGGTTCCATCCTTCAAAGTGGCAATATACGATTTATCTACTTCGCTTCCTGCGGTGATGTCAGCTAAATCGACTTCACGATCTACCGAGAGAGATCGCTGATCGCCGGTTAGCGTAATCGTACCCGCAGCGCAGATAAATAGGGCATACAAATCCTTGCCTACATAGCGATTCGCTATAGACATCGTAAATTACCTCCGTTAAGTCTCACTAACCATTATCTTGTAGTACGCGCCTATGTGGAATATCACAGACCCGCCACTGACCTCCTCAGCAAAATTGAGGTGGCCCATACGGAACGTAGCGTAATCCGCATAGCCGCTGCCTACAGATAAATCTTGCTTGTCTAACAATGCTCGACAACGGTCATCTATATCTTCACATTCGATAAGACCGCCGCCAATAGCCTTGATTACATATATGATCTCGATATTCTCGCGTGGCGTATCATAGGTATGACCCCCGCCCTGCTTGTGAATAACTACAAGTGGTAGGGACGCTCCTGGTGGTGCCACGGTGTTATATATTCGGGGGCTTATAGTCCCCCCTACCAATGCACATAAGCTAACGTCACCGGACAATACCGAGTATATACTTGTCTCAACTGCTTTCATGTCAGACTACTTAGACCTATTTTATCAGAATTAAACAATTTTTTCAATAGACCAATTAGGTCTATTTCATTATATATGTCTTTACAACAACCTTCCGCATCTTCTTAATTAGTTCCTGGGCAAATATAGGCTCAAAGCGTCTCTGAGCTTCCACCGCCGCGGGATACAAAAACGGACGTGCTGGATGTTTTCTTGTTCCATATTCTTGAAACGTAGCATAGCCCGCAGCCGCATGAATATCAATCGCTAATCTTGGAGGATGGCTAACTCCAGCAAAACCCGCCTCTGGCCGTAGCCGCCGTCCTTCACTCACTCTTGCCGTATGATCTGAGCGTTTCGTATTGGTAAGACTGATAGCCGCCCGCAAAGCACCAGTGTCTATTGGAGCAAGCATACGAGCCGCACTACGGATATATTCTCCTAACTGCCAAAGAGTATCCTCCGTGAGCAGACAGAATTGCGCTAACAGACTAGTGATCCGTTCGCTGACTTGCATCTCAAACAGTAGCCACGGTTTATAAGTAGGCATTATGGAACAACCTTTTCTAAAGTACAGCGTACTGACGCCTTCCAGGATTTATCATCATCCAGATGATCGACCTCAAACGTATTACTATTGATGATAACCCTATCATTTAAAGTGATAACTGTATCATAAGGTAGAGTTAAAATCCACTTGCCCACGTATTTTGTAAGGTCCATAAACCCACCAAGAGTCTCCCATCCACCTGGGGGTATCATAGGATCAAGTCTACAGGCTATAGCGGACGCTCCACTTCTAGTAGCGTAAGACTTCACCGCCTCCCCAATAGCATTATTAGCCGTAGTTAGCTCTTGTATCTCACAAGTGCTTGGAAGTAAGTCTTCCACATCGGCGCGAATATCCGTTAGCTCCGCAGCAGTCAAACCAATGTCAGCCATTTAGTTACTCCGACGGAATCCTATCGTAAACAACATCTGGCCTCACTACATCCTCAACATAGATATCTGAGCGTTCCATCCTAGCAACGACTATTCGAGGAGCAAGCCCCGCTAGTTCCTTAAGCCACTTCATCTGCTCACGTAATTCCTTGACTTTCTGTGACCGCTTTACGGCCATATTATCGGTCTTCCAATCCACCTGTCTAGCGAGTTGCATAGTCCATGCTAACAGCACATCATATGCCGCCTTATATGGATTGTGTACCCAACCTGTAATATATCGGGCGCTGCCGTTCTGATCTGACGAGAATGTAATAAAACCATCTTCCGATGAGAACATGTACTCAGTCGTCGCTATTGCGGCTCCCCAACTATCGGTCATCTTAAAATCGTTGACCGTCCCACCAGCAGTCTCGTCCTCTAACCAACCGTACCCGACTCGTGCATTCTTATAAATAATAGTCCCGCCGCCCTCACTTAGTTCAGGCTCAAACAAAATCTGATGCCTAGCGAGTCGTGCGCGACGGGAGTCAAGAATACGCTCTATATGATCGTCGGAAAAGAAACTTACGTCATCTACCGTAAATGCTACTGTTCCTGCTCCAGATAATCGCCGTACCTCTGTTATGATATAGGCGATACCTGCTCTTGCTGTCATTTATCCATTCCCATTTTATGATCTTCTATGTCTTCCAACAGGGTAAACATAGTGTACTCAATATCGTCCCGCTTTTGCATTATCTCTTGTATTTGTTCAAGTACAGGTTTCCAATAATGCTCTGTTACATAATCAGGATGGTACTCTCTAGCTTTTCTTCGGGCCAGTTCCGCGCCTTTCTGTCGTCTCATGTTGCTCATATTGTAAAACTTCCGCAGAGCCTCAGTGATATGATTCGCATTTGGAAGCATCTGCCAAGATGCCTGCGATGTATACCACTTCGATCCTCCTACTTTTTCTCCGAAGAAACAAAGCTCTGGCATGGATGTCCAATTAGTGACAATAACTGGCGTCCCGCAGGCTTGCGCCTCCATAATCGGTATGCCAAATCCCTCACCCATTGAAGGATTAACCAGAACATCCATAGCATTGTAGGCATCCACCATGTATTCAGCACCCATGCCAACCACATAACGATATTGGTCAACAAATCGCACCTGATCGTGCGGAACATTATAGTGTTCCAACATAGTGTCTAATCTAGCGCCCCACGGTGAACGTGACTCAGAATGAATATAAAACATCACGTCCTTTTTATCGCCGTTTTTAAGAAACTTAGCGATAGCTTCAAACACCTGCGGAAAGCTCTTTCGAGGTGGATAACCTTTGTTAGTGGCTACCATGCCAATAACAAACTTACCTTCCCACCCAAACTTCGCCTTCGCCTCCATCTTATCAACATCGGCATAGAAAATAGCCTGTGGAGAATGAGGAACGTAGAATACATTTTCAAGCTCTGCGTCTTTCAACATTCTCTCCCCGAACCGCGAGAACGCAATCGGGGTGGCCTTAGCTTTCCTAAGTGTGTTGATAACAGGAGGAGGTGCAGGATTGTGGTCTACAGGTAGCCAAGGTGCCCAGGGTAAGGTAACCATCTTTTTAGGATCAAGCACCCAACAGTCCAGTAGACTAATTACGGCATCTACCTCTAGAAACTGTGCGTGCGCCCGAATAACATCGTTCCCAAACGGGTCAGAGTAATTCGGGAGTACCAGAATATCCTTGTAAGATAGCGTAGCTCCCTGTAATCCATAGAACGCCGAGATTGTGAGTTCATGCCCTAGTGCCGCGATGCGCGGACAGAACACTCTCGTCTCGACTCCGTAGCCTGTGTTAGACCACGGCGCGTTGGAATGCCACAATATCTTCATATCACCTCCATGTTCACTAGGGAAGGCTGTTTCCTATAGCAACCTTCCCCGAAATATTCAATTAGGCCAAATCCTTATCTACGCGATTAAGCGGCTGCTTTTTCGCCCAGACCCATTACGTATTCAACTACGACTGTGATTCGCCCAGGACCAACAGTGCCTTCCTCGTCATACTTCGCGACGAGCCACTGTGCATCCGTTAGCTTACCAGAACCATCGATGATCGTCAATGCTTTAGGAGTATTCGCGGTCCACGCTAATGCCTGGTTTCCGACAACATCGGAAATAGCAGTTTGCACGGTTCCGGCGACTCCACCGTTTAGCAGGGTGATTTCATAATAGTTCGTGGTGCTTGCGCTCACCGTAGTATCTGGACACACGTAAGCCGATTCAATCGTGATGTGAGCATCGACGGGGGCGCGTAGAATAGGGATGTAGACATCGCCCGCAGGGTCGGTAAAGACCACAGCGGATACGACTTTACGAGAACCAAACATCGCATATCCTCCGGTTAGCCCGTAGGCTCAGTTGCATCATGGATTACTTCTCGACCAAACGCGTCCCTACGCACGCCATGACCGTAACCGGCGCTTAGGTTCAATTCCCAGGCACGTAAAGAAGCATCTCGCTCAGGCTCAAACAAAGGAGCTTTACGAGTATCGAATGCTAGTGCTTGCGGGTTGAATAAGCCGCCCTTAGCATCACTAGATACAATAGCAATATTACCACTGGTGAACCAAGCGATGTTAAGCCAGTCACTAACGAAGAAGGACTTTAGGGCGTCGTTTGCACGATCACCCAAGAAAGCCATATCAGTGCCAGGAGTACCTAGCTCGTCCCAGATATCGTGCCACCCGTAAGGATGGAGAACCACAAAAATCGGGTTCGGGCAATAGGCTGTCCGCAACTGAGTCACGCCCGCCGCCATCTTATTGACAGACAGAGCTGTGCCAGTTGTTCCGATAGCATTGGTGAAGCTATCGAAGTCAGCACATAGGTCTTTATCAATCTTCGTTGCGATAGCGTTCCCTAATTCCAGAACGGCATCGCGTCGAGCGTCATCGGGATCAGTTTCCAGACGACGGTCTGTGAGTACGACTTGAGTCATAATTTCGCCAGGGATGAAACTTGCGAGTTCAGACTTCGACCATGTGGTCGGATTCGCATAGTCTTCAGCTTCCGCAACTGCCTCTGCTACGATTTCAGGATAAACCGGCAGATACCGAGTCATCCATCCACGAGCGGAGTAGTTGGTGACGAGATTGGTCATCAAGACCTGCTCACGAGCAACAAATAGGCAATCCTCATAAATCGAGTTAAACAGACTGTTGAGGTCTGAAATCTTCGAGTACGCCATTTTATTCCTCTGCGATTTGTCTTATTTCCTGCCCATCCCAAAATTCCGATGCTTGCCCCATACCAAAATACTCGGTATGACGCTGCTCATCAGTCTTACCAGGACCACCTTTGGCTCCAGCGGGATTGGTAGGACTTACTATAGAAACACCTGCCTTTCGGAGCGTAAATGGATAGTTCGCTTCTACCACATCTAGAGCTTCCGATACTCCACTAATCTTACCATCATCTAGACTGATGTCTTTACGATCAATCAGCTTTAATACCGCGTCTACGCTTTGGAAACGTTCTGCGGCATGTTTAGCGATCTCCGCATTGATGGTGGCTAAGTCAGCAAGTTCCTTGCTCTTGGTTTGCGCGCCTTGAGCCTTCTCTAGCTCTAATTGAGCTGTATTTAGATCAGCCAAAAGACGCTCTTGCTCCGTTAAGGCCTCTCGCTCAATATCAGCGAGTTTTGTTAAAGAACTCTTGATGTTTTCGGCACTATCTACGCCGATTTCCTCAAGAAACGCTTTTGTGGCGCTCTCACGAGCCTCGCCACGGACTTTCCCCAGAAGTACATTAACTTCTTCCTGGGTAAAAGTCTTATCTTCTGTACCACCATCTTCGCCTTTTTTACCTGCTGGCTGTGCAGTTTCCTTTTTCGGGGTGGCTATCTCAACCTTTTCAGGTTTTACTATGGTGAGTTCTTCGCCATTTTTACCCTCTGGCGTCGAGGTTGGTTCTTCTTTAGACTCACCAGCTTTCTTTTTTGCCATGTCGTACCTCCTCAACTTGTAATATTAGCATATAAGACAATTCCTGTCAACTATATCTTATTTAGCACCCAACAATCGGAACGTCTCAAATAATTTTCTGATGCTAAATCGTCTCTCTACTTCGCCTACTAATCTTATTTGTCCTGATACAGAACTAAGACCCTGAGATAGTCCCGCCAATTTGAGTAATAGAAGTATATGTGCAGTTACATTTGTGTTACCTATAGAAATTCCTCTTAGTCCTATATCTCTGCTTATGTCTGCTGTCACGGCAGCGATACCGTTTGATGTGGCTTGTAGTCCTACATCTCGTAACATAGCCGCGGTAACAGGCGCGACACCATCGGATTGTCCCGCTAATGCTCGACTAATTCTCAGCATGGGTGCAGTCACGATTGCTACCCCATTGGCCTGTCCAGCTATCCACCGATCCACTTTAAGCATTGGCTCAATAACATCTGAGCTACCATCTGATTGTCCGGCGAGAGCCATTAGCATCAGTATGTGTCCTGTTACTATAGTGAGGCCCGAAGAAATACCTGCGAGCATTACGTCTTCACCACTCCCCTCTATACCTAGCGCCGCAGTTACCGTCGCTAGTCCGTTACTCTGTCCCGCCACAACCAAATTTAGTAGGATATGACCTGTCGGTGTAGCAAGACCATTTGATATTCCCGCTATCCAGCGATCCACCCTAAGCATTGGAGCCGATACAGCGGCTACACCATCAGCCTGTCCTCTCAAGGCAAGCGATAAAAGTATACGTGCCGTAACGGTAGATAAACCATCAGCCTGTCCAGCAAACGGAACGTCTCTACGAATATAAGGAGCGGTAACGACTGCGATTCCATTAGATTGTCCAGCAAACGGAATGTCCTTACGGATATAGGGGGCTGTGACAGTCGCGACACCATCGGATTGTCCCGCCAAGGCTCTATCTACTTTGAACATTGGACTTGACACGACAGATGAGCCACTCGATATAGCTTCTAGGGCTAGGTCTAAGATAGTATGTCCAGTTACAATAGCTACTCCGTTAGATTCTCCAGCTAACCATTTTTCCGCTGTCGCTAAGGGTACTTCAAGTTCAGCCCAAGAAATTTCGATCCTTGATACTCGCGCTCCACCAGTTTGATTAGCTATAAATCTCAGCCGCAAATTAGCATAATTGTTGATCGCGTCTGCTTCGCCCGTTGTTAGGGTTTTTGTTACTGTTAGCCATGTTGAGGGAGGATTAGGCTGCTCAAGCCATGAGCCTCTTTCTGTACCATTCTCCATCAGCTTGATTGTAAAATCTATAGATGCTGGCCCCCCACCCCCACTTTCAGGGGCTTGATAACGCACGCGTACATGGTGATTATCGCTTGCTACGGGATCAGTAACATCAGACAGACCTACCTCACAGGTGTCACTAGCAGGGGTATCCTCACTTTGAATATAATCTACATCGCTAGGAGTCTCCTCATCTATTTTTTCGTTTAGAGGTGTGGTCGTCCAATTACCCGTACTTACGTCGGAATCTGGTCGCCCAAATTGGGCTGTTGGTACCGTATATTCAATATGGAGTATTGGGTCATAACTATCATATTCGTACATCAACACACTGGAGACAGCAGTTGGAGAGTCATCGTCCATATACAGCATTACTACATTACTTGAATACGAATAACTATCAACAAGCTCTTGAATTACCGTGGCTATTGATGAACTTTGTTGCCAGCCCCAACCCTCGTCGGGAAAATCAAAAGCCACACTTGCGGTCGTGCGTGTAGCACCATTGGCCTCAGCCGCATTCGCCGGTGCTGAGGGATTATTACTGTTATCGTCTGCAAATATATTGAAATTCGTTCCAATTACGGGATCACTGTAAACCGACAAATATGTGTTTGAGTCTATCGTTCCGCTCATAGTAATGCCACTAAACCTGAAGAAACCACTTGCATCAGGATAGTCCGAGCTTACATAGCCAAGGTTTGCAGTACCCTCATTATTAAGGAAAAGAGATAAATTATCTATCGCCCATCTGCCGTCATCGGCACCCACAGATGGATTTACTTCTACTGTTGCGTCTATGACAAGAGGGAAAACAGCGGTTTCCAACCACGACCAAGGTACACGGACCTGCACAAAAAGATTGTTTGCGCTTTGCCGTATGTGCATCTCCAAGAAAAAGTCCTGCCCCACAAGGCCACCAATCTCGCTTCCCCACGCTCTAGGCTTGCGAAAATACCACAATGGCTCACTCGTACTTTTTAGTCTAAATTCAACATCATTTGCGGTTGTTTGGGGATTATTGGCTTTCTCATCCCACACGACGCCATCAACTAACAATTCTACATTGGCGCTTTTCTGGAAAAGAAGTTCTAGTCGCAGATATGGATTTCCTCCATCTATAATAAATTGTGGCGGGCTTCCCAATTCTGCCAACGAATTTACATCTAACGCCTTGAACATTCTTGCTGCTTGCACTTCCCAGCGAAAATCGAGACCTGCGCCATAGGCACCAATCCAAGTCAGCCTGTCATCTAAAACTGTTGCGCTTACTGCTTGTGCATCGCCAATAGGAGAAATCTGTTCCAGATCATTAGACCATTGTAGTTGCATTGGCTGAAAGGTGATTCCTTCACTACTCTCAGGATGCACATATTCAATCAGTTGACCTTGGTTGAATTGTAGCGTGGACTCTCGGAAAGCCCAGGCGTTATAATCTGCCAGAACCATCTTGTACCGCCATGGCGGTCGCGAAATTGTGTCTTCTACCCAAGCAGTATCAATCTCCTGGTCTTCGCCTGTCCCGAAGTGCATTGGGCCGATTCGGGCATCCACCATAAACTTATCTGGATTGGTCGGATGTTGGTGGACTATAGTATTGCGATTACGCGCAAATACTAGCGCCCCAGGCCACCGGACCTGTGCCGCTTCTCTTGCGTCTTTCGCTCGATTAGCCATGAAGCATTATCCTTACGTCGCCAGCGTGAAAATTCCCGACGTATGAATGGCAATCGTCAAAGTATTTCCATCCGTGGCTTCTACGTCGGAATCTGGTCACCCAAACTGTGCCATAGTACGTTACTTTAGTCTTCTTGGATGTCTAAATCACCAACAGCGAACTTCGCTGTATCGCCATCATTAACGTCCTTATTAACCGTCAAGTCTGCCCAATACAACATAT